AACGTGTACGAGAGCAGAATCACCTGCATAACATTGATAGTAAAGCATCTTTGATGCGATAACCGATAGGTAAAGGATAAAACTATGCTAGAATATACAGTTAAAGTATACACTAATGGGGATAAAGCTTGGTACTTGAATGGCAAGATTCACCGTGAGGATGGACCAGCTATTGAGTTGGCCAATGGTGAGAAGTATTGGTACCTTAACGATAAGCGACACCGTGAGGATGGACCTGCTATTGAGTTGGCCAATGGTAATAAGTCTTGGTACCTTAACGATAAGCGACACCGTGAGGATGGACCTGCTATTGAGTATAGTAATGGTGATAAGTATTGGTGGATTAACGGTAAGCAACTAACAGAAGCAGAGCATAAAGCTGCTACTTCACCTAAGGGTACTTGTAGTGGTAAAGAAGTAGTAATTGATGGTATTACTTATATTCTAAAGGAGAGTAAATAAGATGATTGAATATACAGTTAAAGTATACCCTGAGGGGTATAAAGCTTGGTACTTGAATGGCAAGATTCACCGTGAGGATGGACCTGCTATCGAGTGGGCCAATGGTGATAAGTCTTGGTACTTGAATGGCATCCTTCACCGAGAAGATGGACCTGCTATTGAGTGTAGCAATGGTGAGAAGTATTGGTGGATTAACGGTAAGCAACTAACAGAAGTAGAGCATAAAGCTGCTACTTCACCTAAGAAGAATGCCAGTTGTAATGGTAAAGAAGTAGTAATTGATGGTGTTACCTATGTATTGAAAGCGAAAGGATAAAACTATGACCAACACAATGACACCTGAGCAAGTGGAAACTGTCATCAAAGCCAAAGATACCAAGATCGCAACTGTATCCTTCATCAAGGCTGATGGTAGCATCCGTGTCATCAACGGCCTGTTCAAGCCATCGTCCAAGATCGTAGGGTCTGAGCGTGGTGCAGCCCAAGGTGAAGCTATGAAGGCCCGTGGGCAGGTTCCAATCTACGAGTTGAAGAGTAACCAGTGGAAGAGCTTCTACGCTAACAAAGTAATAGGAATTGTGTAATGGAATGGCAACCGATAGAGACAGTCCCGATGAACACTTACGTCCTTGTGTTTATGAACGGAGATATGTTTAAGGGTAAATTAGAAGAAGAGGGCATCTACAAAAATTGGGATTTCCCTTTTGCAGACGCTCATGGTTGTGGGTGTTGTGCTGGTTGTAAAGATTACCCTACACACTGGGTTCCCCTACCTGAGCCACCTGTCACATGAGTGCATTAATCTGCCTAGCAACAGCTATCTTCTTCGAGGCCCGTAGCGAAGGGATCACAGGGAAGGAAGCTGTTGCTAATGTAATCATCAATCGTGTGCATGATGAGAGGTATCCAGATACCGTCTGTGCTGTCGTCAATGAACCTAAGGCGTTCAGCTACACCCATGATGGTCGTCACGATGATCCTAGTCGTCATACAGCCCCTCTAGACCGATCCGCATGGGTCACTAGCCAGAACGTAGCTACAGAGGCTCTACAGGGCGATCTGATGGGTCTTACCAGCACCCACTATCATACAAATGAGGTCTTGCCTTTCTGGGCCAGTGACTATAGTATTGATGGTGTCGTAGGGAATCATATCTTCTACACTAATGACACGCCACACAAATGAGGTTGACAATGGACAACGAACAAATCAAAGAGAACCTGCGTAACATGGCTACACTGTCGCAGTCACAGACACCTAAAGCTGCCCTTGATCGTATCAACCAGCTTGAGAATGTAATCCACAAGATTGCGTATTGGTTTGACACTGACCAAGAAGTGTTGGATACTATGTCTGTCGCAGAACGTAATGACCACATCCGTCAGCACAAGATGTTGCTTGACGCTATCCTTTGAAAGATAATACCATGAGTATTGAGATTGAAATGCACCTTCGTGAGATGGGTATCCTGCCAGCCAACATCTTTGATGAGATGGAACAAGTGTGTGCATCATTGCAGGATCACCGTATGCGTATGACTAAGGGGTTCTATGATGACCCCCGCGATGGAAATAATGATGTGCCATTCTAGGTATTATGAAAGGACAGACCGATGAGTGACGCACCAGAACGGATTTGGGCCTATGGTCGAACCGGATATTCGATTGAAGATGGAACGTGGGATAATTCAGAAAAACCAAATTGCTCGCAGGACTGGCCGCACGAAAAATACATTCGCGCCGATCTTGTTGACGCCATCATCGCTGCGGCGCAGGCCGTCATTGACAGATGGGACAGCCCAGATTGGACAGACGAAAAGCACACGGCAGATTATATCAACGTATTGCGCCGCGCCCTAAACACCCCCGAAACCCGCGCCGAGATACTGGCGGACGCTATGAAAGGACAGAACCAATGTTGACACAAAATCACGCCGAACTGACGCTTGAGGTCGCAAAGCACCTTGAGGCAGACGCATTGATCAAGGGCGAGTATTGGGACGGCTCAAAGGGCTGTTTCATTGGGTGCCTGACGCATTCAAGCGACCCAGCGCCAGCTTTTGAGCGTTTCGGCCTTCCTGAATCACTTTTGGGGCTTTGCGAAAACATCTTTGAAGCCTTGCCGGAGGACGAGGGGCGGACGTTTTTCGCGGCTTTACCCAACGCAGTAGGGTGCGATGGTAAAGACCTGTCGCTGGTACACTTTGCTTTTTTGGCTGCTGAATTGCGAGCCTTGCCGCCGCAGACGGGAGATGTAAAAAAAGCTGTGGATCGCGTCATTGCGGGCATGGACTTGCTGGCGTCCGGTGGTAGGTGGCCAAAAGCCGCCGCCAGTGCCGCCAGTGCCGCCTACTATGCCGCCAGTGCCGCCTACTATGCCGCCTCCAGTGCCTCCTATGCCGCCAGTGCCGCCAGTGCCGCCTACTATGCCGCCAGTGCCGCCTACTATGCCGCCGATGCCGCCTACTATGCCGCCTATGCCGCCTCCAGTGCCTCCTACTATGCCGCCGATGCCTCCTACTATGCCGCCGATGCCGCCTCCAGTGCCTCCTATGCCGCCAGTGCCGCCAGTGCCGCCTACTATGCCGCCAGTGCCGCCTACTATGCCGCCGATGCCGCCGATGCCGCCTACTATGCCGCCAGTGCCGCTGCCGATGCCGCCTCTGCCGATGCCGCCTCTGCCGATGCCGCCCGCATCCGCCAGCGCGACACGTTGATTTCACTGATTTCCAGCGCACCTATGGGAGTAAACAAATGACTAATTTTGACTTTGGCAATGGCCCTGTGGCTGCTCATAAACACCTAAATGGTGGAGGTTGGGTAGCGGACACGGCAACAGTACTTGAGACTGTGTATGTAGGTCTATATGCTCAGGTCTATGGCAATGCTCGGGTCTATGGCGATGCTCGGGTTTCTGGCGATGCTTGCGTCTATGGCGATGCTCAGGTCTATGACAATGCTCAGGTCTGTGACAATGCTCAGGTCTGTGACAATGCTCGGGTCTATGGCGATGCTCAGGTCTATGGCAATGCTCGGGTCTATGGCGATGCTCGGGTTTCTGGCGATGCTTGCGTCTATGGCGATGCTCAGGTCTATGACAAGGCTCAGGTCAAACGAGGGCAATACACTAGCACCCCTACATCAATTAGTAGAAGCGATAGTTATACATTTACTTTGCAGTCGGATGGGTCAGTTGTGGCAGGTTGCAGAGACTTCACACCTGAGCAAGCAGATGCTCATTGGGGGGAACCAAGCCATTACATGCACGATGAAAGTTGGGCTATTATACAGGCATTGAGGTCGGTATCAGCGGCTAGAGCTAAAGTTATGGAAGGAGAAACAACATGACTGACGAATTAGCAATGCTTATAGTCACTGATGTGAAAGAAAACGAGGATGGTTCAGCAACCTACACCTTCGACATTGATGACATCTCAAGTAAGAAGATCACAGAGCTGGGGCTAGAGTTTATCTTGACCTGTGCTGCATACGGACTAGACATAGCTGACGCCTTGAAGGTCTTGGCTGACTATGGTAAGTCTATTGAAGGTCCATACACAACAGAAGAAGTAGAGGAGTTACTAAATGAAAACCCTTAAAGAGAAGTTAGTTGAGAGACTGATCGAAGGTAGTGATGACCTCTTCACAGAGTTTGTCGTGGTAGGATTAGAAGAGAGCCTTACGGTCATCACAAATGAGATTCACCGTCTGGTGAGTAAGCCCAAGATCAGTGACATCGAACACACTGACCTCAACTCTTTGTATCACGATGGCAAAGCCACTATCACAGTGCTGCAATACTACACTGCTGGTGACTATCTTGAGGATCGTAAGTTAATTAACAGTGCATGGGATAGGCTGATGAGTGAGGTATTCTGATGAACAGTCACTGGCATTACCAACTAATGGACCACAAAGATGGTACTTATGGTATCCACGAGTACTACCCTATGTCAGGTAGGGATGGTTGGACCAATGAACCTATCAGTATTTACGGGGACTCTATTCAGGAAATAGTATGGATGCTAAAGACTATACTAAGCGATATTGAGAAACATGGAGTAAAAGATTATGACACAGATCAAAGCCACACTGATTGACCATATGGGGTCAGACCTTTCAACTGTAAACGCAGCACGAGTGTCCTTCGGTAAGACATCAGAGATGGAGATTAGCGACCCCTTCGGCCCACCTAAACTGAAAGACAAAGACGCAAAGCTGATCCGGTATCTAGCCAAGCATAAGCACCTGTCACCCTTTGGTCACGCCTTTGCTAGCTTCCATGTGAAGGCTCCTATCTTTGTGGCACGTCAACTAGTGAAGCATAAGTTTCTAAGATTTAATGAGGTGTCACGCAGGTATGTTACGTCTGAACCAGAATTTTACACTCCAGATAGTTGGCGTAAGATGGCAGAGAATGTTAAGCAAGGCTCTTCTAAAGAACAAATGCTAATCTCTGGGGTAAAGGTGTGTAAGTACTGCCATAGTGAGCTGGAGTTTTTGCGTAAGGAGGACGAAAAAATGAAGGTGTTTTGCTCTAGTAGCTGCCAAGGCTCTTTCTATAGGAAGCACACAGATAGAGGTTGGGCGACAGCCAAGCACTCTAGCCTGCGAGAGTCTGCACTTAAGCGTGACATAAGTTTTGACTTGGCAGTTGAAGATATTATGGAAATAGGTCGCCCAAAGGTCTGTAAGTATTTGGAGATTGAGTTGGATTACACGGCCACCAAAATCCTCCCTAACTCACCCTCTGTAAATCGTATTAACCCAACACTGGGTTATGTAAAAGGAAACATTGAGGTTATCAGTAACAAAGCAAACTCAATGCTTTTGAATGCAACAAGTGAAGAGTTAAAAAAGTTTATAAAAAATGTGGGGTTGACACAGTTTGGGGTGTTTACTGATACTGCTGACTCTGTGGATGGGTTCTACGACGAAATGAAAACGCTTTATGGACGTCTCATTGAGGGGGGTATGTGTGCCGAGCAAGCAAGAATGTTTATGCCAACGTCCCAGATGACTGAATTTTACTGGTCAGGTTCACTTGATGCCTTTGCTTCCATGTGTCGCCTACGCTGTGCCTCTGACACTCAATATGAGAGCCGTGTGGTGGCCGATCAGATCAGCAAGGTGATGGGTGACCTGTTCCCTGTAAGCTGGCCTGCACTGATGGGAGAATGACTATGACACTAGATGAAATATCGGAGGTCTTACGTTCATGTCCAGATGTCACTCTTTATGATGTCGCGTATATGATCCGTAAACGACAAGAAGAACTGTCACAAGAGGGAGAGGTTGATGACTGACGATGAACTACACATCTTGTGCAAGAGTTTGGCTAATCGCTATCGTAGTAAGGACCAGTATGAAGACTTAGTGAGCGAGGGTATGCTTGCCTGTTATGAGTGTCGTGAAGCTGGTAAGACTAATAAGTCCGACCTTGTAGGTGCGGCTCGTAGGGCAATGAATGACTATGTGAACATCAAGGTCAAGGCAGTGTCTATCCCCTGCACATGGGCCTCTAGGGCGGCTTCTAATGCCATCTCTGGGGGTGACGGTCTAGATAACCTCAGTGGGGTCTCTGACGTCACCCTATGCAGTCTGATGGATGCTGTATCGAACAAGACTGAATCTCTTGACAACGACACCATATTCACAGATGACCATGCCATTGCCTATGAGGCCAAGAACTACAGTGACTACCTACTAAGTGTTGCAAAGTTGTCACTAACGCCAATAGAACTTGCAATCATCAAGATGAGATATTACCAAGACATGACTCAAGATGAGGTAGGTGAAGTCCTTGAAACTAACAAGATGTGGGTGTCACGACATGAAAAAACTGCATTAGCTAAGCTAGAGGGTGCCTTACTGTAACAATTCGTGATGTTACAGGTTTCGCAGAATGACCTTATAAGTAAGTAGGAGTAACGTAAGTTATAGCTTAAGTTATTCACCTACTAGTAATAACAACAAGTAGTATAACTTAGGTTATAACTTAAGTTAGAGAGAGGATTCACATGGCAGAACATCCACATCAACCATGTCCATTTGTGTCGTGTGGCTCATCCAACGCCTTCAGCTACAGCGACGAGGGTTACGGTAAGTGTCACTCATGCGATGGAAAATACCCGTCCGGTGGAAAGAAATTCGATTGGGCTGAAGAAAGATACCCGACAAAGAGAGGTGATAATTTTATGTCGTTCACACCAAAGCTGATCGAGGATGTATCAGATGGTGAATATGTCAACATGCGTGGCATCAACACCAAGACGATGGAGGACTACGGGGTACTGACCTACGACAACCGTCAAGAGTATGTATACCCGTCCGGCGGAATTAAAGTCCGTAACCTGTCAGAGAAAGGCTTCTACGCCAAGGCAGGGTTCAAGGGGGACGAGCTGTTCGGTATGAACCTGTTCACTGCTGGTAGCTCTAAGATGGTAACCATCACTGAGGGTGAACTGGACGCCCTGTCAGTGGCTCAGATGCTAAAGAGCGGTTACACCAACCCAGTAGTGTCACTGCCCTCTGCTACGCCCTCTAAGAAGCTCTGGGAGAACTGTGCAGACTGGCTCAACAGTTTCGATAAGATCGTGCTGTCAGTTGACAATGATGATGCTGGTAACTCTCTTGCTGATCGTGTGTCTAAGCTGTTCCCTAACAAGGTCTACCGTGTTGACCATCGACCCTACAAGGACGCTAATGAGTTCCTACAGGCAGGTAAGGCAGCAGACTTCAAGAGCGCATGGTGGAACGCACGGAATTATGTCCCTGAGAATGTGATGAACAGCACACAGGACTTCTTGTCGTTGTACAAGGATACGCCTGAGCATCAGTTTATCCCTACAGGTATTCAAGCACTAGACGACAAAATCTTGGGTTTGATGCAGGGTCACTTCACAGTTATCAAGGCACCTACAGGCATTGGTAAGACAGAGGTGATGCGGTTCTTGGAATACAACATGCTGAAGCGTGGTGTCCCTATTGCTGCATGGCACTTGGAAGAGACTAAGTTGAGGTCACTGCTTGGCCTTGTGTCTTACGAGTGTAACGACAACCTGACACGGCGTGACTTAATTGAAGAAAAGGGTGCTGAAGATCGTGTCATTGAGGCTATCGGTAAGCTGACCAAGGATGAGAACTTCTACCAGTTCTACCTGAGTGACGGTCAAGGTGCTGATGATCTTATTGACCAGATACGATACTTTGCTGTCGCTTGTGGTGTTAAGTTCGTGTTCTTTGAGCCTATCCAAGATGTACTTGTTGGGTCGTCAGAGGAAAGCAAGGAACAGATGTTGGCTGACTTGTCTGTGCGATTGTCTAAGCTGTCCGCTGAGTTGAACGTGGGTATCGTTACTATCGCCCACACTAACGATGATGGTCAGATGAAGTATTGTCGTATGATCGGGCAGCGGGCATCAGTCATCATTGACTTGAAGCGTGACAAGGAATCTACAGACTTGCAAGAGCGTAACACTACACACCTGACTATTGAGAAGAACCGACCATGCTCTGAAGAAGGTAAAGCAGGTATGATGCGGTTTAGTACTGATACGTTTACACTACAAGAGGTATAATTGATGATTGAAGTGAATATTACAAGTTTTCACATAGAAAGTGCAAAAAAACTTGCTGAAGACCTTGGTGAATTAAAGAACTCTATTACGGGAGGGGATGGCAATTTAGCGGGTTTTATCGGAGAAGTGGTTGTCTCAGATATTACTGGGTCTTCTCACTCTAATACATATGACTACGACTTAATTTTACCCAGTGGTAAAACCGTAGATGTAAAGACAAAGCGTACTAATTACGCACCCAGAGAAAACTATGATTGCAGCGTAGCGGCGTTCAACACTAAACAAAAGTGTGACTACTACGCATTTGTAAGGGTTAAGAACGACCTGTCTGTTGCTTGGGTACTTGGGTTTTATGAAAAGTCCCTCTATTTCCAAGACGCAAAGTTTCATAAGAGAGGGGATTACGACCCCGACAATAAGTTTACTTTTAAGGCAGACTGCTACAACATAAAAATATCAAACCTTATGGGGTGTCCGTAAAATGACAGTATTCGACATTGAAACTGACGGTCTATTAGATGAGTTGACCAAGATTCATGTCTTGTCTTATTCACACGATGGAAAAGAAGTGCATCACACACACGACTATGATGAGATGCGAAAGTTC